TACCACTTGATACGGCTGATAAACCATTACCAGTACCACTGGTATTAGCAGTAAGAGCAGAGCCTGTATTAGCTGAATAGTCTAACCATATAGGGTTAGTTACTCCAGCACCACCACTAATACCAATAACAGCATTAGTAACGTCATTACCACCTGAGCCACCCATAGTAAGGAATTGAGAATTAGCTGAATCAAAAGCTGTAATTCTATTATTTCTTGTTGCACCAACAAGACTATTAATCTCAATACGTTGCCCTGTTGTTGCTGTTTTAAATCCTGATGTTTGTATTTCACCAGCTGTTACTGTACCAATGTTAGCAGTAATAGCCGATAAAGCATTAACAGAAAGTTTACTTGCAGTAATTGTATTCTCTACAATAAGAGAACCAGTAATATATGTGGTAAATAATACCCACGAAGATACATAACGATACACAACAGCATTATTAAAATTGTTATAGCTTACTGTTACAATGTCACCTGCTACTGGAACACGACCAATAACCGCAATTACTTCAGCATCTGTAGGAGCACTGCTACTATTAGCTACACGAGTAACTACAAATGTAGCTGAACCCGCACCGCCTGTAGCACCATTAGTACCATTATAAGCAATACCTCTTATAGGAAAGCTTACATTAGTCCAATCAAGAGTGGAAGAAACAACAGTAGCCGCTTCATTTAATGGAATAGTAATACTCCATAAATAATATCCTGCAGTTGTTTCACTAGGAGCTGATGTATACCAATCTGTAGGTGGTGTATAATTTCCTGTAGCCCATGTATATGTAGATGTTGTTATTGGTCTTGCTGGAGGGGTAGAATTAGCTGTCCATCTGTATATTGATGGAAACGCTGACATAACTCCATTAGCACCTGCTTGACCCGCAACACCATTGTACACCACAGGCATACTAATAGATTTACTTAAAGGGCTTGCAAGGTTAGAACCATTAACTGTTAATGTAACATCTACTTTAGTAGCATTAGACAATGGTGTAACTGTAACTGTACTTAAAGAACCAGTTGAAGGTGTAGCACCACTAATAGCCCAACTATATGTTGGACTTGTAATATTAGTTGTTAATGCAGTTAACACAGCATTAGGCGGTGTAAATGCACTGCTAGCTGCTTGTACAAAAGAAGTATAACCCGATATATCTATTGATGGTCCGCTTGTTCCTGTTGCTCCTTGAGATCCTGGGTCAGCAAACACTAATTGAAGACTAGCAACACTAGCTTGAGTAACTACACCAGCACTATCTTTAAAACGGATAGGTACTGCAATTGTAGCTGGGCTTGAAGCCATAGCAGAAGGTGCAGGAAACTGAGCGTATGCACCTGCATCGGTAGGAGATGCCATTGTAATGTTAGTATAACTAATATCAGCATTACCTGTTGTTGAACTTGCACCAATACGCCATGTGTTGTTAGTAAAGGTTCCAGCAGAGTCTGTCTGTGCATCAGTAAATTGTACAACAGTGTTTTGATTAGTAGCATATAACTGAGGTGTTAAATTAGTAAACACAGGAGCTAATGGATTACCTGCTCTTGGTACCTGCATTGTAGCAGGAGTAAAAAAAGATAAGAATGTACTTGCACCAGCAGATACAGGAGCTGAAGTAACAATATCAAGATCAATAGCTGTTCCGGGTTCTTGTAACCAACCTATTGCAGGTGCTGTAGTACTAACTGAAAAGTTAATCTTACGACCACCTACAGATAAATACCACAAAAATTTTGTAGTACCAAATCCACCAGTAACTTCAAACCAACGGTAGTCAGCAGGGTTATTTGACTCAACAGAAGAGTCTGAATTCTTTAAACCATAATAAGCTTTGTTAGTAGGTACATTAGATAAACCAGTGCCAATGTTATCATCAGCATACTTAACAGCAATATACTTATATAAGTATGCTACAAGGTTACCAAATTGATCACTAATAACACCAGTATTAAGATTGGCGCTTAGCCCATCAGAGCCGCCACCAGACGTTCCTTCAAGAACAAGCTGTGCTAAGAAAGCATCTAGCTCTTTGTCACCAGTAATAGGTGGATTAAACATTTTACCTCCGATCAGCAGGTTTAGCTTCAAGAGCCATCATAGCCAGCCGCCAATAATTAGTTGCAGTAATTCTATAGTTAAGCACACGACCATTAACCCTTGGGTCAACTTTGTAGCCTTGTGACTTGTCATTGTTAGGTAAGAATGTAAATGTGTCTTTTAATGCGGCATCATCTACAGATAAATCTACGTTTCTAACATAATTGTTTTGTCCTACAACCCTAATAGTAATATTAGAATCATTAGGCACAGTATCAAAGATAGGATACAAAGAAGTAATTATAGAACTTCCTGTAACATCGCCTGAGTTAAGTTTCTTTTTCTCTACATAAGAAGTATAAGACGCTAATGCAGTACCATTCCACATTTGATAAGCATCAGACTCTACAAGAGTTGTTGTTGTATTAGTTGTAAAGTATACTACTTCTTTACCATACTGAAATGCGTTAGACACATTTGATGGACCAAAGAAAGAGTATGTCATGTTAGTAGCTTGACGTTTAGACCATGTATTGTTTTTATAATTATAAATTAATACTTCATTACATACGGTAGAAGCTCCTTTAGGATAATTAATCCAAATCTCTTTATAAAATGCATGTCTTGTTACATGAACTTTATCAATAGCATCTTTATTTAAATTATTAAAGAAATATTTTTTAATTCTAAAGTCAGCAAGTGATTCAATACTACCTGAACCATTGTGTAAATAGATATCATTACGGTCAACAACAAAATGTTTACCATCAAACTCACATACACAATCTACAGATAATACTCCGTAAGACTCACTATAAGGAACAACTCGTGTTCCATTAACTCCAATAGACAATATACTAATACTGTCTGAGGAATATATAAACATGTTACCTCTCAACTCAGCCATATCTAATATAGGAGATGTAGAGTTAACTTCAAATTCATCTGCAGTGTCTGTAGTAAGGTCTGGTTGCCATACAGTAGGTATAGCTCCTGTAGCCGCTTGTGCAGACACTCGTACAGTACTTGGTGCGTATGTTGTTAAACCCGTAGTGCTATTAATAATAGTCAGGTTAGCCGCAACAAGTGAGTAGTTAAGTGACCTAACTACTTTAGCGGTAATAGTTAAATTACCAAGATAATTCCAGTTAGGAAGTGGGAGAAATGCAGAGTCAGCATTAACATCCCCATACAAACAATATATAGGTGTTGTTCTACCATTATTAAGCACAACAGCAAAGCCACCATTAAACAAGGTTCCTTGCCAATCACTGTTTGTATAAGAGCCACCAGTACCAGCATACATAGTAGACTGGTTACCAGCAGCATCTACACGAACAACATTACCATCTTTAGCAAAGATGTTATAACCTTGGTCTGGACGTCTCCAATGAATTCCATAGTCAGGAGAAATAGAGACTGTTCTGTATATAGATTCACCTGTAATTGTTGATACTGCTTCATCATCAAAACGTACATTGAGTACGTCTGTGAATGTATTCTGAGGTACAATCATAGGTGGTAAGTCTGTATTAAGACCGCCTTTACCTAGCTGTTCGATTGGAATTGCCATGAGATATCCTTTTTATTACTATTAGGTACCAAGTAAAGCGCATTCAGCCTTGCGTCTTTTGTCAAGACCAGCTAATACTTTACCCCCACCTTTGTTCCATTTCTTCAATTCATCTTTAGCGGCTACCCAATCTTGTTCATTAATCTTACGTCTTAATGTACTTGTTTGTAACCTACCTACGCCTAAGTTGTAACAGAAGTCAACAATGGCATTTAATTTCTTTTCATCTGTAGCTAGTACAGGACAGTACCTAAGAGCACCCGGCAAATAGGTATGATGTAATTCTGCAAGTAGTAATTTGTAAGCCTCAGGTTCACTCATAGGAGGATCCTGAAGCGTTACTTTTCTACCGTCAGCATAGTATGTACTACCGTAGCCTATAGTAGCTACATTAGCAGGACACATGTAAGGCTTAGAACTAAAGCCTTCAAAGTGTTTGCACAAGTCTGCGGCTATAGTTAAGTTCATAGTCCACGTTTGCTTAGTGTACGATCAAGGAACCAATAGTTAAGGGTACCAGAGACAAGAGCCGCAAAGTCTGCTGACATCATTACCTTGAATACTTCTACTGGAGGCATACCATTATGCCATGAGTTATAAGCCAACCATACATGAACAAAAGACCATAGTGCTAAGATCCAGTATGTTACTACGGGTCTTACTGAGGCTGATAAAGCAGCTACAAAGCCACCACCAGCGGCTTTAACCATTTCTGTCTGTTGTTCAATAGCAGACTGGAAAGCACCCATAACACCAACATCAATAGCGGCTTCACGTTGAGCACCAATCTCAGCTAACTTCTGTTGACCACGTTGAGCTTCTAAGTCACACTGAAACTTAAACATGTTAAGCTCATGTACACGCTCATCTTTCTTATCTAACCACTTGAGTACCTCAGGGGCTAATCGAAAGAGACCACCGAATAGTGATCCTAAAATACCACCACTTAAAATATCTAACATATATTAATCCTTACATTTATGACACTTTTTATCTTCATCATGAGATAATTTAACACCAGCTAATAGACCAATAAATCCACCAACAATAGTTTGAAACGCTGGAGAAAGTAGTTTGAATATCTCTGCATTATCTACTTCTCTAGCCCATAAGCCAAGAACAAATGCAGCCATCATACCTAGTACTGATAAGCACAGAGTAGATGCAACCATAAAGGTAACATTATATGTTAGCTTAGCTTTAATATCTTCCATAGGTTTCTCCTTATGCGTAGGCATCAAAGGTTGGGTTATTGATTTGTCTCTCGACAATAAGTTCTTTATTTTTAATGTTATATAATTCCAACTGGTAATCACGAAATGCTTTGGTAACTCTTTCAATCTCTCTAAGAAGTTCTCTTTCGACATTTAATACTTCCATTTTCTTGTTATATAATTTTAATTGTGTGTCTGAATAAGTAGGGTGAACTACTGGGTAAAGTTTATCATAGCTGTATAGCTTCATTTCTTTTCCCTTTCAACTGCATTTTTATAGGCTCTAATTACTAGGTGTCTTAATTCTGCGCTATCTGCACTTCCAGCCCACTCTGATAAGTTATTCCAGATAACTACCATATCTTTACTTGAACATAAGTTATGATGATTGTTTAACCAAATAGACATCTGCATATGACGTTCTGAAGGATTATGAACTTTATAAGCTATGCCATAAAATTCTCTTACGCTACACTTGTCCTCAGCAGATGATGTTAAGGTTAATAGAAGTATAGCTAAGAGAATCCACTTCATTTTAGATGAAGCTTATTATCTATTGCTAACCATATTGCACCAAAGAATGTTCCAACAATAATGATTGGTTTAACTGCTCTTGCAAACCACTCAAGGACAATGAATGCACCTTGAGCAGCGTTAAAAGCCTTGACTACTTCATCAGTGCTCTTGTCTAGTTTATCTACTTTGGCTTCTACTGCTAGAAGTCGTTCGTATATATGTGCGTGAGTTACTTCTAGTTCTAACTCTTGATTTTGTTTTAGTTCTAGCATAATAATATTAAACCACTAAAGAACTGCTAGTATTAAATACATGATAAGTAAATCCGCCAGTTGTAACAATAGTTCCACCCGTTGCTTTTGGAATACCTGAATATCTAACAATTACAATTCCTGAACCACCTGAGCCACCTGCAAAATTACCAGATTGGTGATCTGCTGCACCTCCACCACCACCTCCAGTATTAGCAGTTGCATTATTACCATTACCACCATTAGCACCATTACCCGTAAAACCTGATGCACCCCCATGTGAACCAGCACCCGCAGTTCCATATTCAGAACCTCCACCCCCACCGCCAGCATACCCTCCACTAACACCAGTAGAAGTAGCAGAAGCCCAAGTTGAATAACCAGTGTCTCCTGCACCGCCCGCAGCTCCATTTATTGAAGATGCATTTGAACCCGCACCACCAGCTCCACCGCCACCGCCACCGCCTTGAGAAGTACCATCATTAGAGTAGGTGCCGCCACTTCCACCTGAATATCCTTGTCCAGCAGTTCCTGATCCGGGGCTAGAAGCGGTTCCCCCACCTCCACCTGAACCACCATTTCCACCAGTGTTATTAGTACCTGCTGGATAAGTACCTCCAGCTCCGCCACCTATAGCTGTTTGGGCATTAAAGGTTGAATTAGAACCGTTATTGCCCCTAGAAGCAAACCCAGCAATACCTGTTCCTCCTGCACCTATTACAACAGGATATATTGAACTAGGTAAAACTGTAAAGGTATTATAAATTCGTCCACCAGCCCCGCCTCCACCGCCCATTGTTGAATTGTTAGCTGCACCACCACCACTTCCTCCACCTGCAATTAATAAATATTCGGCAAGAAAAGATGGTGTATCAGAAAAAGTAATCCAGTTTGATGTTACTGTATCATACCATTCTGGATAACCAGTTGTAGTGTTCATTCGGGTCATACCTGAAGTAGGACTTGCAGGACGTTGTGCAGTAGTTCCAACGGGTAATTTAAAGTACCCTGTAGACGTATTATTAGTATCCGAAACAGTTGTAGCAGTTGCAACACCACCACTAGCATTAACAGTTTGATTGGGCCATGTACCAGTAACAGTAACATTAGTTCCTGCAACAATACTAGGCGTTGTTGTTCCTGTTCCACCGTTAGCTACAGGTAACGTTCCCGTAACACCAGTGGTTAATGGAAGTCCTGTAGCATTTGTTAATGTAACACTTGTTGGAGTTCCTAACACAGGTGTTACAAGGGTAGGTGATGTAGATAATACCGCATTACCTGTTCCTGTTGATGTTGTTGTTCCTGACCCACCGCCAGCAGCAGTAAGAACACCATTTGAATCTATGTTATCTGCTATCTTAGATAAATTACGTGGGATACTCATGTAGCCTCCTTGAATTTAATTTTCATATTATTTCCTTTTAGGCTACAAAAGTACCTGATGAAGTGAATGTATGGTAAGTGTAACCGCCAGAAGAAGTTATTGTTCCACCTAAACCTATTTGAGATCCAAGATAACGTATAATAACAAGACCAGAGCCACCTGTTCCTCCTGAACCAGCAGGACCACCGCCTTTTCCACCACCTCCACCACCTGTATTAGTAGTGCCGTTAGTAGCAGAACCACCATTAGTAGCTGTTCCAGCGCCACCCCCACCAGCACCACCTGCTCCTGGAGTATTACCTTCTGCAGCACCACCGCCACCGCCAGCATAATATCCACTTGAACCTGTTGATGTAGCGGATGCCCAAGTAGAATAAGAATTAGAGCCAACACCTCCTGTACCACCTGCTGAACCCGCTAAGCCAGCACCACCTGCTCCACCCCCGCCTCCAGCAATACGAGGTGTAGTTTGACCAGTACCACCTGCAAAACCTTGTCCAGAAATACCAGAACCACCAGCGCCACCGTTTTCACCAGCAGAACCACCCCCTGAGCCTCCATTACCACCAGCCGCTGATCCTTGGTTGCCTGCACCGTAGCCACCACCTGTTGCAATTAAAGAGTTAATAGAAGAATTATTACCATTTGAGCCATTTCCAGAGACAGCTCCGCTTGCAATCCCTGCTCCACCAGCACCTACAGTAATAGTATAAGAAGATCCTGATGTAACTGAAGTAGAGGTTGTATATAGCAAACCTCCGGCACCCCCTCCCCCTGCTGAGTCTCTTCCACCACCACCACCTCCTCCAGCAATTATTAATGAATCAATAGAGTATGCAGTAGTATTAGAAAAAGGAATCCAAGCTGAAGTTGCAGAGCTGTACCACTCAGGATTACCTATAGTAGTATTAAATCCAAACTGACCAGCACTAGGACTTGATGGTCGTCCGGCAGTGGTCCAAGATGCGGGTGTTGTACCCTTTGTACCATCAAGTGTAATAGGCATATTGTCTCCTTAAGGTGCTACGACTTCAACCCACGCTGTTGTAGGTTCATCCCAACGGTATACCTTGTTATCCGATGGATAAGGTGTTGGTGCATTCCACAAGCATGTATCTTCATTAAGAGTCCATGAAGCAAACGGTTGTGGAGGAATAAATGCGTCTCTAGTACGGTCATATGTATAACCAATACCCGCATAATTCTTACGGAGAGGTGTACCGCCATTGGCATGTACTCCTCCGTGTGTGTTGTATGATGTTTGAATCCACTCACCCGGACTTGTGTCTACGAATGTTGTGAAAAATTCTGGTTCAGCAACGATTACTTGCGTTACTTTTCCGTCTGTTACTTTTGCAAAATGTGCCATGTTATTTGTTTCCTTAATGTTAAGCAATGTATGTACCTGAAGATGTAAATGTGTGGTATGTGTAACCGCCTACAAAAGTTACTGTTCCACCAGTGCCTTTTTGTGTTCCAAAATATCTAAGAATTATTATTCCTGAACCACCTGCATACCCAATAGCAGTTTGTCCACCGCCTCCACCACCACCTGTGTTTACAGATCCTGTAGTTCCATTATTATTAGTTGAACCAGTACCACCACCACCAGTACCACCAGCACCTCCTAAATTACCACCACCGCCACCGCCTCCAGCATAGAATGTTCCAAGTGATAACCAATTTAAGCCAGCACCTCCTACACCACCAGTGCCATTTGTAACGCCATTACCATTATTACCAACAGCACTTGCGCCTCCTCCACCGCCACCTGCTTCAAAAGCACCGGGTACGTGACGACCTGTACCACCAGCAAAACCTTGACCAGACGTTCCAGAGCCACCAGCATAAGTTGCAGAATTTCCAATAGAACCACCACCACCTCCAGAACCTCCAGAATTACCAACTAAGCCAGCACCACCACCTCCACCTCCACCTATAGCAGTAACAACAGAAGCAATTACACTGTTTGAACCATTTAATCCGCTAAGACTTCCAGAGCTTCCCGCACCACCTGCACCTACAGTTAAGTTGTAAGAAGTAGTAGGTGATGCTTCAAATATTGTTGTTAAATATCCCCCTGCACCACCGCCTCCACCTGCGTTATCTCCATCTCCCCCACCACCGCCACCTGCTACAACTAAAAATTCAATAGAATAAGTAGGAGGGGTATAAGTAGCTAACCAAGAAGAAGAAGATGAAACGTAATATTCAACATAACCAAGAGTAGTATTAAATCTTGTCATACCATTAACAGGGTTTGCTGGTCTTTGAGCAGTAGTACCTACTGGGATAGTTAAAGCACCCGTAGAATTAAATGTTGGATTTTGTGATGTACTTATAGTAAGCGCAGTTGTCCCATTAGTCTGTAACTCAAGGACACCACTAGAGTCTGCACTTGTTTTAAGTCCTGCAGAACCGGACACAACGCCATTGTCTGCGTTTATTATTGTTGTCATGTTATGTCCTTATGCAATGTATGTGCCTGAAGATGTAAATGTGTGGTATGTGTAACCACCACTAGTAGAAACTGTTCCACCAGTTCCTCTTTGTGCTCCTGAATAACGAACAATAACAATTCCGTATCCACCATTACCTCCGTTATACACAGTAGCATTAGCAGCAGTTCCAGCTCCGCCGCCGCCGCCACCTGTATTAGCAGTTCCGTTACCCCCAGAGCCTGGACCACCGTTAAGAGTTCCAGCACCACCTGTGCCTCCACCACCATTACCACCACTAGCAACAACATTACCAACATAGCTACCACCACCACCACCTCCAGCGTAGTAAGTGCTATTTAGCCATTGAAGACCAACTCCACCACTAGTTGCTTCTGCACTAGAAACATTAATTGCAGCAGCTCCTGCGCCTCCACCACCAGCGGCAGTACCATTAACCGAATTTCCATTACCACCTGCATTACCTTGACCAGCAGTACCAGAACCACCAGTACCTCCACTATATACTCCACCACCTCCAGAGCCACCTGAAATACCATTTACCGTAACAAATGTTCCACCACCACCTCCACCAAGTGCGGCTGTAAATGAAGAAAAAGTTGTGTTAGTTCCATTAGAACCACGAGTTCCAGAAGAACTTCCGCCAGCACCTCCAGCTCCTACAATTGCAACAAGCCCAGCTCCAGAAGTAACTGAATAAGCTATTCCTGAAATATAGCCACCAGCTCCGCCACCACCGCCTGTGTATCCATTGGCGGTTGATGCGCCTCCGCCACCTCCACCAGCAACAATTAAATAATCAATATAATAAGAAGGTCCATCTGCAATAGCTAACCAGCTAGAAATTGAAGAACTCCACCATTCAATATACCCAAGTGTAGTATTAAATCTAGTCATTCCATTAGCAGGGCTTGCAGGTCTTTGAGCAGTAGTTCCAATAGGAATAGTTAAAGCACCAGTAGCACTAACAGTCATAATACCACTATCAGGAGTCAAAACAATATTACCACTAGTATCCCCAGTAGTAACTAACGCTGTAGTACTTGTAGTACCAGCTCTAATTTCACTCATATATTTCTCCTTAAATAATTACCCATCGTTGTCCACTAGCTACAGTCACAGAGTAACCACTCTGAATAGTTACTGTACCAACAGAGAAACCATTTGTTCCGGATGAGATTGTTTGATTAGTTGATACTGAATCAGCGTTAAATGTAATTGGTCCACCACCAGTAGACACAACACCCCATGATGCTGTTGTACCATCTGTTGTAAGATATTTACCTGCTTGACTTGTTTGAGAAGGTAATGATACAGGCGCTGGTAACCATGCTCCTGCTGTACCGTTTGATGTAAGTACATAACCGTTTGTCCCACCAAGAACTCCATTAGCCGCTATCTGACCTACATTAAGAACATTGTATACAATTGCTTCAACAATATCGTTTAATGCTGCAGCTGAAGTAAGAACAAAAGTTGTTCCATTAGATGCAGTATAGTCAGTACTATCCAACAACACACCATTAAGATACACTTGCAATAATGCTGATGTATAGTTTACTGTAAATGTAGTTTGACCTGACGTAGCAATAAATGATGTACGTGTGTAAGTCTGTGTAGGTAATGTTACTGGTGACCAAGAGGCAGTTGTACCGTCTGTCGTAAGGTATTTGCCTGATTGACTTGTTTGTGAAGGTAAACTATCAACAACTGCCCATGATGAGTTTGTTCCATCTGTCTTAAGATACTTATTAGCATTACTTGTTTGGCTAGGTGCAAGAGCATTAAATGCTGTGTTAGCAGTTGTTTGACCTGTACCACCGTTTGCAATAGCTACTGTGCCTGAAACATTACCTGCTATTAAAGCAGATTGTGCTGTTTTAGTCCACAAGCTTGTTGAGCTATTGTATACAAGTGTATCACCGTTTGTAGGTGATTGAGCAGACACATTGTGTAGCTCATCCATCTCATAACCATTTTGAATCTTAACTTCAACAGTACCTTGTGTAGCATGACTACGGGTAACAATACCTACATACACCAAGTGAATAGGTGCATATGGTTTAATGTTGGTAAAGGCTCCAGCAGTAGTCCCGCTAAGATACAGTTGAGCGCCATCAGCATAAGCAGAAGTATTTATATTACTTACAACACCAATAATAACTACATAACCATTATTGTTGTTAGTAATGTCTGCTTGTATAACACCAAATGTTTGAGCGGAAGTAGCGTCACCTGTAGCAATAGCTTTAGTAACAAGAGCTTTGTTACCTGATGCACCATTAATATATACAACAGTACCTTTAGTAAGAGTTGCACCAGTCTCATTACGTACTTGAGCAATCAAAGTAGCAGCACTACCAGCAACACCTACAGACAAATCTCGTGTTGTACCTGTTGTGCTAATAACAACACTACCATCTATTGATGTTAATGTTTGAATTGCTGTGTCTGCTGTTGCACCTTGAGCTGATGTAGCATATGCTGTACTATCAGTAGTAGCCGCAGTACCAAGACCAAGAGATGTACGACCTGTAGTCGCTACAAGGCCTGTTGCTCCACCATCCCACTTGAGACGGTCTGCAAAAGCAGTATCAGCATTAGTACCTTGTGCGGCAGTAGCAAACGAAGATGTTGCTTGAGTAGCCGCAGAACCTAGTCCTGAAATATCAGCATAAGCTAGTGTAACATTACCTGTACGACCCGCAACAGAAGTAACTAAGTTAGTTTGGTCAATCTTCTGCCATGTTGTACCATTATAAATAGCCCAGTCACCAACAACCCAGTCAGTCACGCCATCAAGGTTAGTGTTACCAGAAACTGATACTACATAGTATGATCCTTGAGTACCTACTCCTGAGGTAAGTGTTGGTGTGTTAGTTGATGCATTCCATGAACCATTATAAATCAAACCACCAGTAAGACTTACCCATGTAGTATCATAGTTAGTACTACTTACTTTAGAAAGAACTTGCCCTGCTGTACCGCCAGTAGCAATACCCGGAGTATTCATCCATGCAGAGCCTGTATATACCTTCATGATGTTTGTACTTGAATTAAAGTACATTGCACCTGTCAATAAGGCATTACCATCATTGTCTACTGTTGGGTCTGTAGCCTTAGCACCAAGATAACGATCATCAAAAGAATCAAAAGATGCAGCCGCAGATGCCGCACTTGCTGTTGCACTTGTTGCACTATTAGCCGCACTTGTAGCTGACCCTGCAGAATTATTAGCAGAAGTCTGTGAGTTAGATGCTGAATTAGCCGCATTAGTAGCACTTGTACTTGCATTACTTGCAAAAGTAGAAGCACTGCTAGACGAATTAGCCGCATTAGTTGCGCTAGTAGCCGCATTTGTTTCTGATGTAGCTGCTGCAACAGCAGAGTTATTAGCATTAGTTGCTGAAGATGCAGATGCTGAAGCACTTCCTGCTGAAGATATCGCTGAATTAGAAGCATTATTAGCAAAGGTACTTGCTGAACTTGCTGAACTAGCCGCATTAGTAGCAGAAGTACTAGCCGCATTAGCTGAAGAAGCCGCATTAGTGGCGCTAGTAGAAGCATTAGATGCAGAGCTAGCTGCTGAAGATGCAGAATTAGTTGCAGATGTAGCTGAATTAGTTGCACTAGTAGCTGAAGCAGTTGCACTAGTAGACGCATTAGTTGCGGTAGTTGCACTACTTGAAGCGTTATTAGCTGATGTAAGGGCATTAGCCGCACTAACAGAAGCCGCACTTGCCGCATTTTGAGCTTGAGTTACTGCAGTACCAATACTTGCAAGAGATCCTGCAGCCGCAGTAGCAGAGTTAGCCGCAGATGTTGCGCTGAGAGCTGCTGCAGCCGCACTTGCCGCAGCCGCACTAGGGTATTGAGCTGACGTTACTTCATCAAAGTTATCGTACTCACCACCGTCAGACATATTTCCGGTTGTTCCCGGATTTAATTGATATGCCATTTATACCTCCTTAGATGAGTCCATTTGTATTGAAGTTAACTTGTACGTTACCTCCAGAAGCCCTACGCCACTTTTCTTCTTTGTTCAATGAGAATACATTCTCAGCAAACTTCTTTTCGTATCTCTGTTCCATCTTTTCGTCAAACAAATAGGAACCTAAATTATATAACGCACCCCATATAAGAAGCCGTTCATTTTCATCTCTTAACCAGTTAGGTACTTCTTGACCCACATAATACTTTGTTGTTACTGTTGGGTTGTAAGCTTGAGCTTCAGCCAATGTAGCAAAACAACGCATAATAGAATTAGCTGTTGAGAAGTACAATGGTATATCTGTGTTAACACCAGTTAATGTTAGGTATGGTTGAGCCGCATCAGACAATCCAATAACATAGTTAACAGGAATAACAGAGTATGTAGCATTCAAAGCAGGAAGTCTACGATAATAACTGATCTCTACTTGTGCACCAACTGCTAGTTGTGGATGGATAAATACTTTACCATCTTTCCACATCCAGTTATATACAGAATATTTTTCACTGTATAAGTCAAAGAAAGTACGTGAGTCTGTCACTTCATTAAATACTTTACTGACATTTGAAGGGAATGTAGAGTATGATGTACCAATGTTGTCTTGTGCTAGTGTACGTATATAAGTAAATTGAATTAAATCTTCTGGAATATCAAAAGATGTATAAGCATTTCCATAAGGAAGTCCTGCGCTATTGTCTCCTACATTATCTGCTGATTCAACAACATATGTAATAGTAGTTTCAAGTGGAGGAATACGTAGTACTCGATAGCATTCATCGGCAGAATAAGCTAGGCAATCTTGTATGACGCTATTTGGAATAGTATTCACTTCGGGTTTGTTTGACCAGTCACGTACTTTGTCTACGAGTGCGTCATATCTTGGGGTTGGCATAGATTATTCTCCTGTAAAATCAGAATGCCTTTACGTTACTTGTTTTAAGTAAAGGATAGTCTGTTTCAATTATTTGTTTTAATCGTCTTAGGTTTGCAGGTTCCTGCATGAATGTCTCTGAATGAATATCAAGACCGTATTTAGTTAGGATATCAATAGCTACAATATCAGGGATAATTGCAAATGAACGGTATTGCCGACCGTTAGCGGCAAATGAATCTAATTCTCTTTGTTGTGCGGCATAATCTTTGTATGCACTTACATCTTGTACTAGTTGAAAATCTTTTTCATCAGTTTTAACTTGGAAACTATTTTTGTTTCCGTCTTGTGATAGAAAGCCCATGTGTCCTCTTGTATTTAGTTCGTCATATAGTTGCTGAAAGCACCGTCATTGGTGAAACAACCATATTCATATTTTGTGTTAGCACCTGTAAAAGCGGGGGTAGCCGCAACCACAATAGCTCCAGCTGTCGCATTAGCACCATCATAATATTTTACCTGAGTAATTTTTCCACGAATAACTTTGGGTGCGGCATAGTCAGAGCCAGCATCAAATGTGTCTGCGGATGTAGCAACATTTACTACATGATTATCAGGAATGTATTGACGAGTACCATCTGTAGCGGTAATCCGTAGAAATTCCATTTGTGTTCCTTTTGATAAATAAAAAAGGGAAGCAAGGTTTCCCTCACCTCCCTTTTATAGGTTAGTTAGCTACTATTAAGCGCCAGACAAACCGAAGATCATACCGCAACCCTTAGGATTACGGCACTCAAGTGTACCTTCTTCAACGATCTGACCGATGATAGAGTCACCAAGCTGACCGAGGTCAACTTCTTGCAGAGGACGCAAGCTAGCGTAGCTGAACCACATTGGGTCATATACGAATGCTGTAAAGTTAGCTGTGTTATCCAGACCAGAAACGGCAGTATTAGAAATACCCATTACGTAGTTAGGAACAACCATGATGTCACCGAAGTCGGACATGTAGATTTCAACTGACTGACGGAGTTTACCATCAGCGTCAATGTTTCGACGAACGTTACCATCACCAGCATTAGAAGTAGTAGAACCTGCAGACTGAGCCTTAGCAGAGAACACACGACGATTTGCAGGAGACAACATCAACTTAGTAGCTTTACCACCGTTTTCGTAGATGCCTTGCATAACTGTGTCAACGTGTGACAGAGCCAAAGAGACTTTGTCAGCAGAAGTAACAGTAGCAAATGTACCGCAAACACCACCACCTGGATTAGTAGGAGCAGTGTATTCACCGGGAGTAGTCAACACGTTCAATGCAGTAGCAGGAGTTGTGCTAGCGGCAGTGTAGTTGATCCAAGACTGATAGCCACCGAAAGTACGGGTGCCAGAGCCGTTAGAAGACTTCCAACCGTTAGTCAAATCAAACTCAACGTCACGACGAAGTTCGGTACCACGCTTTTTGAGCTGGTAAGCGTATTCATCAGCAACACCTGCTTGGTCAACAGCACGTTTAGTGCCAGTAACTGTAACAGTCTTAGAGTTGATTTGTGTGTAGTTACCCAAACGTGTACGGAAGGGTTCAGCAGCTTGAGCCGCATTTTGTGTAGAATATGATACACCCTCGGCTACAGGAGCAGAAGTTGGGGCTGCCAACTCGTCTGTTTGCCATTCGTGAAACACAGCCGTAGCTTTAGTCTTGCCGATAGACGACAAGAAAGGTGTCTCATCACGAGAGATCATTGAAATAAAATTCGCTAAGTCTTCACGCTCACCAGCGTTGACAGCGTTACCCGTAGCGGCAGAGCTACGAGCGGCAGCCTTAGGGCCACCTGTTGCAAAAGTTTGTCCAGCCATTTGTTATTTTCCTTTTAGTGAGAAATTAAAGTTTTTTGCTCACTGAAGAAATACGTTTTAGAAAATCTAATTCGTCTTGTTTAGACCCTTGACCTGTTAGAACTTTAGCCCGGTTATTATTAACGGCTTGCTTCTCTTTTTGAGAACTCGAAGTTCCCTTTTTTGAGGGTATCGATTTCACGTTAGGAGATGCCTTTCGTTTTGCTTCACCAGTTTCTTTAGCAGTTTTAAGTTTACGATAATCATTGATGAACTTAACTACGTTAGGGTCATAGACCGCTTCTAGTAGTTGTTCAGGGATGCCTTCTTTAATAGCGAACTCACGAATATTCCTAGCAACTTTTTCTGAATAGTCAGGAATGAGGTTAACAATGTTTTCCTCATACTGTCTCAGTAACACTTGTTGTTGTTCCATTTGTTGAGCTTGAATCTTTTCGACTACAGCTTTGGTTTGTTGTTCACGTTTATTACGTGCATTCCAATACTTTTCCTGTACTTCTTCAAGTTGCTCTTTGAGTTCCCTAGCTGTGTAGGTATCACCTTCTTCTCGGGCTTTTTCAATTTCGCCTTTGACTTTATGATATTCTTTTGCAAGAGTAGATTCAACTAAAGTCAGTTCTTCATTTATAACTGTACCTAATTGAATAATTTCTTGTAACTTTTCTGTTCGTTCTTGGTCGATCTGTTTCTTCAGTTCGCCTAGTTCACGCCCCTTTTGAGATAGATGTTGATCAGTAGAATAACCCTTACGGATTTCTTCTAGGGTAACATACTCAGTCTTACCGTCAACTGTGACAGGTACTTTGTATTCCCAATCGATATCATCTTCAGAAGGCAAGTCAGCATTTTGGGTAGACGTATCATCCTCAGCTGTATTATCTTCTTCTGAATCATTCGATTCTTCTTCTTCATCTAGGTCATTTTCAGACTCGGTATCGTTCTCTTCTTGGGCTTCTTCTTCCGATACTTCATCTGGACTTGGGACGTCATTGCCTTCTTCTGGTAGAGATTCTTTATTAAGACCCAACAGTTCTGCTGCTGGAGAATTACGTAGAATGTCATCAAGGCTCTTCACTTCCAAGTCTGCACTATTCGATCCGTCATCAAAACTCGCACTACTGATTTCAGAAGCGGGAGTACTGGTAGAGAGATGTGGTAGATTCATATTCTTTTACCTTTGTGTCCGTTATTGTTTGGCTTCAGCTTTAGCTTTTTTAGCTACAGCCATACGTTCAGCAAAATCATTCTTAGATGGTTCCATCATTCGATTGATAGCATCAATAGCATTTGTTAGATTAACAAAAGTTGGTGCATAATTTCCTGCTCGACCTACACCGCCATTTGACCCGCATTGGACCAATTCACGTAGGATTTCTTCTCGTGCTTTCTCAAGCACATCTCTTGCTTTACTCATTTCACTCATATTATTCCTCAGACCCCTCTTGGGTATTGTTTTGTTGTTGGATGAACTTGACGTTATTACCGTACATTTCAATACCAACTAATTTCTCTTTAACACTGCCTAATGCCATAGCGGTATGATACAGGTACTCTCGTTCTTTAGAACAATGAGGCTCTGTCTTCAACCACGTAACAAAAAGGTCAGCTAAAATTTCGCTATATGCGTCACCAAAGAATTGTTCTCGCTCTCGCTGAACAAACTCTGCACGACCTAAAGCTACTTGGGCTTCACGAAAAGGTTCTACTTTGTATTCACCTGTCTCATGATTCATCTTTGGCTTAATCTTCTTTTCAAAGCCACTACGATATTTATCCATAAATTATTTCTAGAAAGACTCCCCCAATTAAGAGGGAGGGTTATTATTACATCATTGGGTTTTCACCAGCAGCCGCAGGTCCACCCTGTGGTTGTGGTGCTTGACTACCTTGAGGCTTACTTGCATCAATATGTGAGTCAGCATCAATGAAAGACTTAGCCATTGCAAGGAGTTCTTTAATGTCAGGCTTAGGAGGCATTTCAACCCCTTCTTTAGCCGCCTGAATATATAGCTTACCCCACTCTTGATAACTCTTATCCAAAGCAACCATAAGTTGTTTGGTGTTATCTTGCATGGCATTTTTAGCTTGTACATTAGTGAGGTCAAGAGTTGCTTGCCTCTGTGCTATGTCAATCATCTTAACTTGTTCTTCAAGTTGTTTCTGCTTTTCCATTGCCGCTACTTCACCTTCTCTTGACTGCATTGCCTGTTCAACGAACTTAGGATCAGTGTAGTCAACAAGGTAGTCTAGAGGATCAAGATCCATAGACTCAAGAGCTTTGCATGCAATAGTTACTGCAGCTTGTGGACTTACAGCTCCACCAGCTCCTGCTTGTTGCAGTGCTGGAATAATCTGTTGTCCAATTACATTCATTTTCTTCATGATATTGCTGTTACTGTTTTCACCAACATCAACATCAACATAAAGCATCAAGTTACTTGGCAATGTACCAGGATCAACGGACTTAAATAAGTCATTCTGATCATAGTAACCAACTTCTTGACCACGGAGTTTATCCCGCATTGTCTTGTAGATACCTTCACACAGACGTTTAAAGCCTGTCTCAGCAAACCTACGTGCCATAAACTGGATACGTACTTGTGCCGCAGACATAGCTCTCTGCATCTTTTCTTCTGAGTTACCAGAGACATAGAGTGTATCATTCAAACCTTGAGCAGCTTTAGACAAACCTGTAGCCTGTTCCTTGTGCATTTGTAATAGCTCAAGAATAGGTACTGTACCTGTGCTGATAGAGTCAGGTGTCATTGAGGCAACCGCATTGTTAGGGTTACCATTGGTAGCAATAATCTGCTTAGGCTTCATGTTCTGTAGCGCACTAAAGTCTACAACGTTAGGATCAGCAAGCTTAGGTGAGTAGTTAGTTAAGTAGACATTCTCAATGAATCCACGCATGATAGCTGTTGAGGCTAGTGTCATGGGTCGAATCATATCTGCTACTGACAAACCAAAGAATTCATGTGGTACTTCAAAGGGACAAAGAGTCGCCAATGGAATCATATCACAGTCTTCTTCAAGAAGAATTGTTGAACCAGCAATAATAAAATGCTTTAGTTCAGCAATACCGTCACCATCACGGTCTACACGTAACCAACACTCGATAACAGTGAGTTGTCGATTAGCTTCTGACGGGAATAGCTCCCGTGAATTTCCCCCAAGCCAGTACTCTTCACCAACTAGACGCTTACGAGCAGCCTGCTCTTCGGTGTACTTGGTAGCCCAATCATAGCTACCGTCTCCAATGGCGTCCCAGTCAATATTCTCTGCTATGTCAGGGAAAAACTTTCTAACTTCAGATCGAGTCATATCAATCTGGATACCCACAAATGCCGCATCATCAAGTGAGTGCGCATCCCGTGTAATACGGAAACATTCTGGGTGTACATTCTTAATTAAAATTCTTGTCTTGTTCTTTTTCTTTTTAAGGCGAACATCCTTGTATACCATTTTGTATACAGCATTACCTTCTTCATCGGTGTCTAACTCTTGTTCATATTTAAGATCTCCGATAATTTCCGTGTCATCTTCTGATAACAAGAGATCAAGGTTTTCTTGACTGATAGAATCAAACTCTTCAAATTTATAATCAAAGTCTTCAATATATTCCCATCTAACAATACTATTTTTCCATAACAAGGCAGATTTAACCCATGTATTTAGGACTTCCCAACCAGGATTCTGCTTAAAGATTCCATAGTTAACAAGGTCAGAAGCTACTTTAGCCTCATGGAAAGCCTTAGGAGAACTTCCTGCCGGAATAAACCTTGCGATCTTATTGTTGTTAAACATAAGTTCAGCAAGAATAGCTGTATAACCCTCGATAGCCTCTACAGTGTCTGAAGAGACAATCTGTGAAGCACCCTGAGGAGTCAGGTGAAATTGCGGCATCATGCCGTATTCGTATGTAGCCTTCTGTCGTTCACGAGCTAAGTCGGAACTATTCAAGAAGTCACCAACAGAGTTCATTACACCCTGTTCGATCATAGCTAGGAGTTCATTATCTCCTACTGGATCTTTATATCTATCCACAAAGCGGATGACATCTCTACTTGTATCACTCATTGTAAACCTTTCTTGGGTTGTACATTCAATCAATCAAAGTCTACAACAAGACTTGTATGGTGCTACTAATTCTTTAATCACCCTGCTAGTAGCCAACAAAGTAGAAGTAAACTTCTCTTAGGACACAAGGACTAACTCTTTCGGGGATTAAAATCTTTGGGGATTTTATCACCAATTTTTTCCTGTGGATTTAAAAGTTTACCAGCTTGTTTAGGCTTGATCAACTTTTTAAATTGTTCTTTTTCTTCGCCCCTGAGGGGTACATTCATTTGTGACATATATTTACCATTTAACCTTATTAGCCCAGTATGCCGCAGACAGTGGTCCTTTGGCAATATTAGTTGCATGTCTAGCTTTAAAAGCTTCATTACGCTTGGAACCGTCAGGACTACCCGTGGCACCTTGAGCACCAAAGTGAATAGTCTTAACTTTATCACCAACCTTAGCAACAACTACGTGACTCTTAGTTTTGTGATTAGGTGTTCTTTTAGGTTTATTATAACCTGATACACCAGCTCTTGTTAGTCTTGAATCTTTTTCAGCCATACTATTTCCCCTTCTTAGCAGTCTTTGCAGACTCTTTAAAGCTCTTGTCTGTAGGCGCACCTTTAGTACCTACCTTACGCATCTTTTCTCCGGAACCCTCAGCTATTCGTTTCCGTTTAGCATGGATATTGTCATACAATCCTTGTTTAGTTGCCATAATAATCCCCTATATCCATGTTGTTTCTGTTTGCTGAAAATTACCCATACGTTGTGAGAAGGGTACCGTTGTGTTTGTTAATCTATCCCCGTGTGTCCTGATAACTTCAAGAGCAATAGCTAATGCAATAACTGTATCATCATTTTGACCTATAATAGCATTTGTCTTTCCAGACTCGTCAGCTACATAGTTCATTAATTCACCAATAATAACCCTAGAAGGTATCCATATATCTTCTTGTTCAATAGCATTCTTTAAGAATCCAATGATAGCTGGCTTAGAGGCTGATGTTGTTCTCCAGCCAATTCTACTACCTTCTTCTTTAGATACATTCGCCATTTTAGTCTGATAGTACATATTCAAGTAACCCATTTGAGTTAACCTGTTTAATGTAGCAATACCCATAGAGTTAGACTCTACTGCTAACAAAGCATTATTATAGTACCTACCTAAATAAAATAGTAAATCACCAAACTGACTAGGATCAATCGTATTACTGCGATAAACTGCGCACACTTCCCTCTGGGCATTAATGACCACTGCTGTAGAATAATCCTTGCCAACACCCAAAGCAACGTCAGCACCGATAGCAAAGGCATCTTCAAAAGTAGGATACTTAAATATCTCGATAGACCCATCTCTTAAATCCTCCATCATAGAGGATTCAAAGTTAAACTCCCTCTTTGCTAATATTGGTTGAGGAACTAGTTTACTTAATTTCTCAATGTTAAATACGTTAGAACCAGAAACAATAAATGCTTCCTCAGGTGTCGCAGGGTATTCTTGTCGGAACTTATTCTCACCACCCTCTGCAATCTTTAACCTTCTCCAGTATAGCTGATCGTCACTAAGATTATACCTAGTAACTAATACTTCTTCCTCTGTTGTTCTTTCAAATCCTTCAGGGACTTTCCTC